GATAAGACGACGCTTGTACCGTGTGGGGATACAGATTGATGGGGTTGGTAAATCCAACGCTCAGTGGGTTCACACCCAACTGGCTAAGTGGGGAAGTCTTCACGACGACCTTGCTACCATCGATCTTTCAAATGCCAGTGATACGATCTCGTTGATGACCGTCAGGCTGCTCCTCCCAAAGGATTGGTTTGATTTGTTGTCGGCGCTGCGTTCCGAAGAGACCTTGATAGGAAACGTTTGGAGGAAACAACACAAGTTTTCTTCAATGGGGAACGGGTTCACATTTGAACTCGAGACTCTCCTATTCTTCGTGATTGCAGAGAAAGCCGCCGGTTGGGCGAAAGCCTACGGCGACGATCTGATCGTACCCTCTCGGAAGGGGCGCAGTCTGATTGAGGAACTCGCGTTCTTCGGTTTCTCTGTTAATAAAGATAAATCTTACGTCTCAGGGCCCTTTCGGGAGTCCTGTGGCGGCGATTTTCTGGATGGACGGGATACCCGTCCTGTGTACCTTAAGAAAGTACCCAGCGACCCACTCATGTGGATCGATCTTTATAACCTGTTGATCAAAATGGAATCCAAAAGCGTCGATCACTCGACGCTTCTGGCCGACTCGCGGCAGCTTGCTGCAGCGAAACATTTTATCATCACCCAATTGCCTAAACAATTTAGTTTGTATGTCCCGCAGTGACGTACAGGGGGTCTTTGGTCTGATCAACCAAAAGACTGGATCCGACGATCAGCCCGTGTTCTTCGTAGGAAACGTGTTTTCTACTGGGGAACCGGGATTGCAGAGCATGACTGCGGTTATGACGAGTTCAAGACTGTCTTACCGCAGACAATGGTTTGGAAACTTAACCGGTTTTCAGCCGATGCTCAGCTGGCATCAGCCTTGCTTGGTGCTCCTTCAAGGGGTGTCACGCCGCGGGATGGGACCTGCGGCGTTAAAATAGCTTGGCGGGCATTATAGCCCTGTCCCAAACTCGCCTCCACTTTTATTAGGGCATCCCTGTTGGTCA